ACCTTAACGCCTATCACAACCTAGATGCTGAGGTCGAGCTTACAAGCATCCTCTCCGAGCAAATTGCTCTAGAGATTGATCGTGAGATCCTAGAAGACCTAATTAGAGGTGCCCAAGCTGGTAAACTCTACTGGTCACGTTCACCCGGTATGTTCTTGAACCGCGAGACCGGTGCTGAGGTTGGTGCTTCTTCTGCAGCTCCCGACTTCACAGGCACTGTTAGCGAGTGGTATGAGACCCTATTAGAGACAATTAATGATGTCTCTGCTCGTATCCACCGTAAGACTCTACGTGGTGGTGCTAACTTCATCGTGACCTCACCTGAAGTTGCTAGCATCCTTGAGTTTACCGCTGGATTCAGAGCCGCTGTCACCGTTGATGCAGATCGCGGAACAGCTGGTGCTGTTAGAGTTGGTAACGTTTCCAAGAAGTTGGATGTCTATGTTGACCCCTACTTCCCCCGTAACTTGGTCCTTGTTGGCCGAAGAGGTGGAAGCTTCCTGGAGAGTGGATATGTTTACGCTCCCTACGTGCCGCTACAAGTCACTCCTACCATCTTCGGTATCGAGGACTTCGTGCCCCGTAAGGGCGTGATGACACGCTACGCGAAGAAGATGGTCCGTCCTGATATGTACGGTCTAGTTATCTGCCGTGGCCTAATTGGTGAGTCTGGCGCAACTGCCTAATCTCTGATTAAGTAAATCAAACATACCCCTGGTTTCTTTTTCGGGAGACCAGGGGTTTTGTTTTTTTAAAACTATTTATAACAAACGAGGAGACTTTATTATGGCTGTTACGGTTACTGACCAAATTAACCCCTTGGGTAGCAAGATTGTACAAGATACCGCAGCGACGAGTACCGCAGTGGACCACGCTACAGGGGGTAGTGGTACTCTGTATATGGTAGAGGTTGACAATTCTTCCTTTGGCACCGCAGTATATCTTAAGCTCGCTGATGCTACCAGCGCAACAGCCGGGACAACAGCCGCCACTATGGTTTTTTATTGCCCAGCAAGCTCCAAGCGGAGCTATGTCTTCCCAGAGGGAATCGCGTTTTCTAATGGATTTAGCCACTGGTGTGTTACTGGCGCTGCTGAATCTAGTACAGGCACACCCTCAACCACCCCAACAGTTCGGTACATTACTTCTTAATTCTTTTTGACAGAAAATTAACGCTCCCTTCAGAGGGTTTTGTTTTTCTATGGTCTACTTAGAAGTACCTGGTTATTAGGTGGGCTCTGATCCACCCCCGCTTCGTTATACGAGGCCGGACATGATTATAAAAGGAGGGTTTTTAACTATGGGAAGTAAAAGAATTGGCCTCGCAAGATTCGAGGCATTATTAGAAAACTTGAAGAGAGAGATTAGGCTCGGAGCAGGCACAGCCCTTGGCGGTTATAAGCGTATCGTAGAGGACATTACCGCAGCCAGAACATTGTCTGCGGAGGACTCTGGAAAAGTGTTCACAATCGACGCAGACTCTGGCGCGTATGATGTTACGCTTCCAGCCAACGCTTTATCTGGCTGGCACTGCACGTTCCTTTACAAAGATGCTCACGGCTCACAAGACATTGACATTGTGGCAGCAACGGCTGATACTATTGATGGAATCCTTGTTGACCCTTCACCAACAGCTATTTCAAAAGCAGACAAAATTACTTTTGTCGGCGGCACTGCTGTGATCGGAGATATGATCGAAATAGTGTGCACCGATGGAACAACTTGGTATGCAAAAACTTTCTCAGGCGCAAACGGTGGAATTACAGTTACTGGCTAATAAATGAAATTAAACTAAACTTTCAAAACCCCCTTCCAGCCGGTTGGGGGTTTTGTTTTTATTAAATTAAGTTAACACTTGAAAAACATTGTTTGTATAATAAGACATGGACACTTTTATAAAAGAATATCATAACGCATTTTCAAATCAACTCTGTGATACCTTGATGCAAATATTGGAAAACAACATTGCATCTGGCGATGCTCATGCTGGGTTGCTAGGAAGCAATAAGTCAAACATTGCTAAAAAGGATAGCGTAGATTTAGATCTACTACCGGGGAAAACAGATGGGACCAACCAGCAACTTTTTAAAAATTTCGATACATTGTTATATGGGCCAGCAACAAATTATATAAATTCTTATATTATTAGCCCAAAAGGCCAGCAGGATTATTTGCTGGAGAAACATGTAAGGCAGGCTTTTGTTTTATTACAGCCACCAAAACTTAAAAGATACAGCTGCCCAGATCAGGGTTACCACGCTTGGCATCAAGACTACGGACTACTTCCAATCCAAGCTAGAAGAGTTCTCGTCGCAATGGTATATTTAAATGATGTCTCCGAGGGCGGCGAGACATGTTTCTTTCATCAGAACTTGAAGATTAAACCAGAGAAGGGAAAGATGGTTATTTTCCCTCCATACTTCACTCACATGCATAAAGGCATGGCTCCAAAATCTAATGATAAATACATTTGTAATTTCTACTTAGGGTTTAACCCAAACATGTAGTACGTCACCCAGATAATCGTTTTCTTTTATAAACAACTATTTATATGCATTGGAGGACCCCATGGGTAAAAAAAGAAGATATAGAAATTTCCCACAGAAGTTTGGACAAAAATATGGCTTAAAGTATGGCCTTAATAAAAACGCCAAACAAGAGGAAAAAATAGTCGTTGAGACAATTTTGAAAGCAGAATCGGTTGTATTGGCCGCACCAGAGCCCACGATTGAGCCAATTGTCGAACCCACCCCAGAGCCTGTTATCAAGGCGGCTCCAGTTGTTGAGGTCACGAAAGAAGACCCGGTAATAAAGGCTGTCAAAAAAACAACTACTCGTCCGAAAACAACTAGGAAGCCTAAAAGGACTGCCGAAGTTTCTGCGACTACACCTAAGAAAACTAGAAGAAAAAGAACAACCAGAGCAAAAACAGCAAGCTAGAAGCCCTTTATAGTTATCCCAACTAATTACCTAGAGGAGATTTCTAAGCATGTCTGTGCCTACCTTAACGCCAAAACAAAATACAAACCCAGTGGTTCTTCCTGCTAGTGGAAGTGAAGCTGATGTTGCTGCTGCAGTGCCGTTGGGTATGTACGCTGGATCTCTAGATTTTTTATCTGGGGCAGCTTCGCAAGTTAAATATACATATAGGAAATTAGGTGGGGATGTTCTTGATATTGAATTGACTTCAAAAAATGTGTATGCAAATTTTGAAGAGGCTGTTTTAGAATATTCTTATTTAATAAACACTCATCAAGGAAAAAATATACTTTCAACTGTTTTAGGTGGAACCACCGGGTCATTTGATCACAGAGGAGAAATGAAATCCGGGGTCCTTTCTTCAAGTCTGGGTGGCCGCCGCGTTGAGTTAGCATATCCAGAGATAAGGTTTGAATATGCTAGGCGTATTGGAAATGCAGCGGCGTTCGACGCAGGATTGGGCGGAACTGTACGGGAGTATTCTGCTTCATTTAGCCTAGAAGACAGCAAACAGGACTATGATCTTCAAGAAATAGTTAAAGATGCTGCTGCTGCAGGTGGTGTTGACTTCTCCGCAATAGACACTAGCAAGCGAATTATAATCAACAGAGTTTTTTATAAATCCCCTCGTTCTATGTGGAGGTTTTATGGATACTATGGTGGATTGAATGTTGTTGGAAACTTGGCCACCTATGGCCAGTACGCTGACGATTCTACTTTTGAGGTAATTCCTACTTGGCAAAACAAGCTTCAAGCGATGGCCTTTGAAGATATGATCTATACACGAACTTCGCACTTTTCATATGAATTAAGAGACAATAGGCTTCGTATCTTTCCACAACCGGTGACCAGCGAAATAAGCCAAATGTGGTTCACTTTTCAGGTTCTTGACGATGCTTGGGATGTTGATGAAACAAGGAAGGACGGGGCTGAAGGAATAAACAATTTAAGCACTATACCTTTTGCCAATATTCCATATGAGAACATAAACTCTGTTGGTAAGCAATGGATTCGCAGATTCGCGCTCGCTTTGTCGAAGGAGACACTAGGACAAATTAGAGGAAAATTTGGAACAATTCCAATTCCTGGTGAAAATTTAACCCTAAATGCCTCCGATCTTTTATCGCAAGCACAATCAGAACAAGCTGCACTGAGAGACGAACTGAAGAAGGTGTTGGATGAAGTGGTCTACACGGCGCTTGCAGAAAAGGATGCTGCTATGGCTGGTAACATAACCACGATCAAGCAACAAGCTCCTTTGCCAATTTTCCAAGGATAAGGGGGGTAAAGTATGTCAGACAAAAAGTGGAAGCAGCCTGATAATCCGCCTCCTCCATTGTTTATTGGAAAGAAGGAGAGAGATTTAATAAAGCAGGTCAACGATGAACTCATAGAAAGAGTTGTTGGCCAAGCGATATTATATTATCCCATAGATGTTGAGAATACAAATTTTCACCCAATTTATGGCGAAGCAATCGAGAAGAGCTTTCTTCCACCAGTTAGAGTCTATGCCTTAGTTGAATGGAAC